GGTGACGCGGGGTCGTTTTTCGAGTCTAGAATGGTTCTAAACTAGGTACCAACGCAAACCCCTATGGGGTATGCACTTACGACGCATGGCCGACTACACTAGCCTCAACCAACTCGCCAAACGTGTCGGGGTTACGCACCGAACCGTGTCTAAGTGGTTGCGGGATAAACGGTTCCCCGTTCAACGCGAGGCACCGTGGACCGAGGACGACGCCCGCGAGATCGAGATGTGGCGGCGAGCCGTGCTACAACCTAACCGGGCAGACCCGGCGTATCAAGGGCGGGTACAAACCGAGCCACCCGCCGAGGAGCAGGACAAAGACTATTGGCTGATGCGGAAGTATCGGGCTCAGGCGTTGGAACAGGAGGGCAAGCTCCTCGACACCGACGCCGTAATGCGGGCCTGGACGCAAACAGTAGGGGATATACGGGACCAGTTGCTCCTGATGCCGCCAGCGGTGCAGGGGCTGCTGAACCTGGGCGACGACCAGACGCGACAACTAGATGACTACCTCAAACGAACACTCGACGGAGTTGCAGATCGCATGGGCAACCTCGCGGACGATGCCCGATCTGTACCGAGCGGCGGCGAAGGCGATCAGGCCACCGAAACCGATGATGCCGTCGGAGTGGGCAGCGACGCATCGGTACATGCCGAGGTCGATGACGGCCAGCCCCGGCCCGTGGAAGAATGAACGCACGCCGTATCTCGTCGGCATCATGGACGCGGCGGCGGAGGAGGGCGTGGAGCAGGTTGTGTTCCTCAAGGCGGTGCAGGTCGGCTTTAGTGAATCGCTCCGCAACAATATCGGCTATTGGATTGACCATGATCCTGGTCCGGCGTTGCTGGTCATGCCGTCGGAACAGTCGGCCAAGGAACTCGTAGACGAGCGTATCAGACCGCTACTAACCGAGACGCCGCGACTCAAGGCGTACGTCAGCGACGACCGCACCGACAACAAGGTACACCATACGCGGCTCGCCTCGATGTCGATCTTCATCGGCTGGGCGGGCTCGCCGCAGGCACTGGCATCGCGACCGATTCGATACATCGTGTTCGATGAGGTCGATAAATACCCGCCGTTCGCAGGCAAGGAGGCCGACCCGATCAGCCTCGGGCTGAAGCGTCTCACGACGTACGGGTCGAGATCCAAGGCGATCATCGGCAGCACGCCGACGACCCGCGTGGGTGCGATCTGGACCGCGTGGGAGCGATGCACGCAGCGTCGGTACTTCCACGTGCCGTGCCCTAAGTGCGGACACCGGCAGCCGCTGAAGTGGTCGCAGGTGCGATGGCCCGAGCGTCACGACGGCGAGAGTCGTCAGGACCAGGCCGAACGGGTGGAGGCGGCGGGCGATGCCCGATACCACTGTGAGCAGTGCGACGCGGGATGGACGAACGACGACAAGAATAAGGCGGTGCGGCTGGGGGAGTGGATAGATGATGGTGGCTCGCCGCGCCGTGTAGGATTCCACCTGAATAGCATATATAGCCCGTGGGTATCGCTATCCGCCCTCGCGGGCGAGTGGATGCGGGCACAGGGCGACGCGGCATCGCTGATGGACTTCGCCAACTCGCGACTAGCCGAACCGTTCGAAGAACAGGCCAGCAGCACGAAGCCCGGACTATTCGAGGACCGGGCGAAGCTCGCAGGCCCGCCGCTGAAGTGCCCCGACTGGACGCAAGCGGTGCTGATGTCCGCCGACGTGCAAAAGGATCACCTGTGGTACGTGATCCGTGCGTGGGGTGCGGGTGCCCGTTCGCAGTTGCTGCGGTACGGCATCGCGTCATCGTTTGAGGAACTTCGCACGCTGGCCTTCGGCGGTCAGATCGCAGGACCGGGCGGCGTGGCGATGACCTGCGACTATGTGGCAATCGACGCACGCTACCGCACCGACGAGGTGTATGCGTTTGCGTCATCAGATCCCGCACGTATCAAGCCGGTAATGGGTAGCGACCGGCTCAAGATGCCACTCACGCAGCAGAACGTCAAGGCGTACCACGAAGTCGTGCAGTACACGGTGAACCCGAACTACTGGAAAGACGTGCTGCATAGTCTGATCCACGACGACGATCAGACGCGATGGGTGCCGCATAGCGACATCGGCGGCGACTACTGCAAGCAGATGGCGAGTGAGCATAAGGTACACGACCCGCGGGCGAATAACTACGTATGGCAGGTCGTGAGCAAGGGCGCAGACAACCACTTGTGGGACTGCGAGACAATGAACACGATGCTGGCGAATGAGTGTGGCCTGTTCGTCATGGAGCCGGAACAGGTCGCCCGCCAGGCATCGACAACCCCAACCGAGAACGACTGGCTCGCTGGACACAGCGGGCGATGGACTTAAACAATGGCAGTAAGCGACACCACCATCACGAACCTGGAGGATTACACCGACGGCCAGATTGTGAAGATGATCCGATACGCCATCATTCAGATTATGGCATCGGGACAGTCGTACAGCATCAACGGGCGTACGTTCACACGGGCGAACGTGAAGGATCTCAAGGAACTACTCACGTTCTTCGAGGATCGCGTCGAGGCCGAATCATCGACGACCGGCACCAATATCGCCCTGGTGGAGTTTAGAGGACTGTGAATAAGCCCGTAAAGCTATCCATTTTTGACCGTGCCCTCGGGGCGGTGTACGCACCGTACAAGACCAAGGCACTCGCACACCGCGAGTATCAGGCCAGTATCACGGATCGCGGTGCGAGGTCGTCAAGCCCACGCCGTGCGGGCCGTGGTGGTCGTACCGACAACGCCGACTTCCGGCAGCAACCGTGGGCGATATGGGGCACGCGGACGTACAACTCCGCCACCCGTATCGATGCCGTGCGTAAGTCGCGGCAGATCTATGAGAACAACATCCTCGGGCGGTCGATGCTGGACCGCGCCACCGATAACATCATCGGCGAGGGTATGTACGTCAAGGCCGACACCGGCGATGCGGGGTTCGATGCCGAGGTCGAGGCGTTCTGGCATGACTACGACGCCGACGACCGCGGGATGGTGGACAAGGGCACGTTGCAGCGTTGGTGGTTCCGTAACTGGAAACGCGACGGCGACACGGGCGGCATCCTGCTGCGTGGCGGTCAGGTACAGACCATCGAGTCGGACCTGATCCAATCGCCCGACGGCATCGGTGACACGTGGGCACGTTCGGGTCGGCCCGAGGTCGTGGACGGCGTGAAGCTCACCAAGAGCGGACGCCCTACGCACTACTACATTCAGACGCTCGGCGTCAACGACAAGCTCGAGTGGACACAGATACCCGCTCGCAACTTCCTGTATATCGCGGACACCGACCGATCCGACTACACCGCCGTGCGTGGTGTGCCCACGTTGGCGACGATTGGCTGGCTACTCGAACAGATCGACGGCGTGGTCGAGGCGTCCGTGATGGCGTACCGCATGGCGGCAATGTTTGGCCTGGTGCGTAAGGCACAGTCGCCGGGCAAGGCTATTGGTAATCTGCCGTTGCGGGCTAACTCGCAGGGCGACAACCAGGCACACCTCGACCTCGCACCCGGCAGCATCGGCTATATCGGCATGGACGAGGATCTGATCCAGGTCAAGCCCGAGCATCCGCACACGGCATACGACCAGTTTATGACCTCGCTGGTGCGGTTCGGTGCGTTGAACTTCGGCCTGCCGCTTGAACTGGCGATGCTGGACTTCAGCAAGACGAACTACTCATCGGCCCGTGCGTCGATGGAGCAGGCATACCGTGCGTTCCGCGTGCAACAGAATCGCTTTGCCCATTGCTGGCTATCGAAGTGGTACCGGTGGCGAATCAGCAAGGCGGTCAATGAGGGCGTGTTCGGATCGAACGTGCCGGAGAACTACCAGAAGCATAAGTGGTTCGGTCAACCATGGCCGTATCTCAACCCCGTGGACGACGCACAGGGCCGACTCGCCCTGATCGATGCGGGCGGCACATCGCTGACCGAGGAACTCGCCAAGCGTGGTATGCGTGTGGAGGAGTGGCTAGACATGAAGGCGGCAGAGAACAAGGCGGCGGACGACCGTGGCGTCACGATGGTGCGGTCGAACCTAACCCGAGACGTGGTAAACGAGACACAAGCATGAACTACACAGCAGAAACCGAGAACCGTAAGCTACGCCTGAACATCTACGACGCCATCGGTGCCGACTGGTCGGGTGGCGGCGTCACACCGCAGCAAGTCGCACAGAGCATCGCGGAAGCGGGCGAGGTCGATCAGATCGATGTCCACATCAACTCGCCGGGCGGCGTCGCGTTTGACGGTGTGGCGATCTACAACCAACTCGTCAACTTTCCCGGACTCGTAAACGTGTTCGTTGACGGACTGGCGGCGTCCGCCGCGTCGATCATTGCGATGGCGGGTCAGCAGCGTGTGGTTAATAAGGGCGGCGTGATTATGATCCACAACGCCTCGGCGGTGACGATGGGCACGAAGGAGACGCACGCCAAGCAGGTCGCGGTACTCGACAAGCTCGACCGACAGATTGCCAAGATCTACAGCAAGACGACGGGTAACGATCCCGACGAGATGCTGGCGATGATGAAGGAAGAAACATGGATGGACTGTGATGATGCCCTTGTGGGCAACTTCGCGACGCACGTGGCACCGGCTCAGGCCGAGGCATGTGTATCGCCCGCGATTATGAACTTCTATAACAACGTACCGCCGCAGGTCGCAGCGTGGGCAGGCCCGACTGGTACATCGACAACCCCGCCCACTGTGGAGCCGATCACTATGGCTGACGAACAGAAGCCCGAAGAGGTCGAAGAACCGACCTCCGAGGAACATGAAGA